CGACTGTACTGAATGGACTGATCCTAAGAACTTCAAGACATATGATGAGCTTAAGTCTCGTCTAGCTCTTGTGTTAGGTGAGAGTGCACCACGTACTGTACGTGAGAATGTATCATTAGATACTTCTACGCCTTATGTGGCTCCTCAAGCTTCTGCTCCTGCAGCGGCTGCTCCTATGGCTGCTCCTGCGCCTATGGCAACAGCAGAGAATACTGCTCTTGATGAGGATGATACTATGTCGTACTTTGCTAAGTTAGCAGCTGACGACTAGTTACTTACCACCACCGCCTATAGAACTAAATGCGCTCCCACCGTTGAGATTATCGATGGTGGGAGTTTCTCCTGCTAGTACTAGTTGTTGATTATGGTGATGAGTTTGATTTCTATCTCCAACTTGACCTACAGCTAATGCACTAGGATGACTTCTATTTGGACCTAAGAATGAAAAGTCATCTAATGCTGGAGGCATCAGTGATTGTATATCTAACGTTCTTGGTTGCATAAACCCATTTGCTTTCATAAATTGATCAAAATATTTTGTATCAAATTTTTGAGAACCAACATAGTCAGGTCTATTCATCGCTGCTGTTTCGATGGCTTTAGCTATAGAGAATATACCTCCTGGTATCTGAGACCTAGCAGCTCCAATTCCAATAGAAGAACTTAGTTGTGCTATAGCTACATCCAGATCCATGCCTCCTCTAGTACGAGAAAACTTACTAGCGATTTCAGCTAGTTTATTTATTCTTTCTTCTTCAGATAGCCCTGGTAATTGAGCAACACCTTTAAACTGCTTCTTTAATCCACCTCTTAGCATATTTTCATTACCAGTTCTAAGTCCAATATCTGCTAAGGATTCTCCCAAATAAGCGTTACTCTGAGCAGCTGCTCCTACACTTTTTATCTGAGCTAGTCTATTATTTTCCGCCATGGCTTTTAATGCAGCATCAGCAGCTTCATTAAATTTACCTGCTTCACGCAGTCTATCCATTTCAGCAGTATCATCAGCAATTTTGCCTTCCATTGCATCTACATTTTTTTGATATTGACCTTTCATCCAACCTATTAACCAACTACCTATTCCAATAGCTGCAGCAATACCTGCAGCAGCTAATGCACCACCAGGTCCAAACATTGCACCTAGAGCAATAAAATTAGCTGCCATAGCAATGTTTTCACCTATCTCTGGATTTTCCATAGCACCACCTATAGCAGCTCCTAATATATTACCTACACCAGCAATGGCTAATCCCCAACCTAATCTAGGTTTAAAGCTTCTAGCGAAACTTTTAGCAAGCCCTGGTTTTAGTTTAGTGAATCTGCCATCTGCGCCGCGGCCCACTGTAGCTCCAACTGCTGCTCCACCTAGTCCAGATCTTATAGATCCTAAAATTAACCCTGGAGCAAAAAAAGCGCCAATAGTAGCTCCGAACGTTGCAAAATCTTTAGCTGTTATAGGCAGTTCAAATCCGAATGCCTTTATCTTTGCTTCATCATCTAATTTAAATATGCTAGCTATAGCATTACCTACAATAGTACCAACAAAGGAAGCTATTGCAAATCTTTTACCTAGTATCATTCCGAATAAGCCGTTTCTCAGCGACTCTACTAATACTGGAGAGACTTTTTTCTTTGTCTCCTCATCTAATATTAAATCGGAAGGGTCAAGACTAGTAAAAACTTTTTCAACAAGTTGAGTACCAAACTTACCTATAAGAAGCGCAGCAGATCCCCATACAGCGCCTCTTGCTAGATAATTTCCAACAAACCCAGCCACAGTGCCTAGAGTGGCTCCTCCAAACGCTCCTGCAAGAGCTGATGAAACCCAACGAGCTACTGTACCAAGTCCAGTAGCATCTCCTAGACCTTGCTTAAATCCAGCCTTGAAACTTTGGGGTTGAGGAGGTCTCGTTACAGCTCGTCGTTTCTTTTCACGTGCTGCATCTAGCTTTTCTTCTAGCTCATCTCCCTTACGTCCCTTCTCACCTTCAATAAACTTAACTAGACTCTTAGCTGTAATGTCAAGAGACTTGTTTTGTTCTAGCAGTGTTTGGTTAATTTCATCTAATGTTATAGCCATAGGTTAGACCTGTCTTTGTTGTTGTTCTTCTTTTTCTCTTTTAATCTGATCCAATAATAAAGCGACATATATTTCCCTCTCCCAAGGTATCATTAACTCAATATCTGTTAACGAATATTTATGATTTTGCATTAACTGATAATTAGTTTGATAGAAATTAGTTAATGATTCATGAGAAAGGTTTATTAAAAAAAATCTTGAATTCCTTGTAATACTTGTTTATTGTTTACGCCGCAGCTCTGACAATCAAAAACAATGTCATGCTCCATCTTAGGTAGATCTGTAACAAACTTCACTAACTCATCAAACTGATCACCATTTAAGTTGTTAAGAAAAGTATCAATATCTGCTCTAGTCTCATCTAGGAAAGATATATTATCTTCTTCTGTTTGTAAACTATCTAAGCAAGCAACTATCATTTCATACATACTCTCTGTCAGAGTGTTAGATTCTAATTCACTAACAGTAGTTAAATGCTTATAGCTTGGATATCTCATCTTAACTGTGTATTGATCTGTAAGTTTTATAATATTAACTTCTTTAGGTACTTCTATATCAATCTTATCCAGAGGTACAACTACTTCTGTAAACTCTTCACACTCAGCGCATTTTATATTTACTTTAGTTGTCTCTCCTGCTGACTTAGCTCTAATTTGAGTGAACATATACTCAACGTCAAATGTGGCTAATTCATTAACATTAATATCTTCATAGGTACATGCTTCAATAGTGTCTACTACTGACTGTAAAATAGCCTTTTCATCTCGCGACTCTAAAGCAATAAGTAAGACTTTCTGTTCTTTTACTAAGAAAGGTCTATATGTATATTCTATTCCTGTTGATGGTATCTTTCCATTATACTTCGGAGAGACATTTATTTGTGGTAGTGCCATGATTTAATCATCCTTATTATGTTGAAGTCCAGTTCGTGTATGAAAGCTGGACGTTGAGCTTAACTAGGCCGTCTTGCTCATCAGAAAATTCAATTGTGTTCATTGTTGTTGGAAAGGCGTCTTTTAATATACAGGTGTACACAACAGACTCTCTTGTTCTTATATCTAGATCTAAATTCAATCCAAAGATTTTATCTATAGGGAAATCAAAAGCCATTCCCTTTCTAAGTTGTTTTATTCTTACTTGTTCTGTAAAATTATTTGCATATCCTATCTCAAAAGTATCTTGATTAATAACTTTATTCTGCCAGGCTTCAAAATACTTTCTTATACTGTAATCATTCATAACATGAAAGGTAAGATTAATATCATCAGAAGCAAATCCGGTTGGCATCTTACGAGCTTTTAGACCAATAAGTCTCTCTTGAGTCATTATCTGTCTACCAGGAAGGTTAACATTTGTACAAAGAATATTAAGATCATTTGTGTCATACCCTCCTACTGGAGGTAACTCTACTAAGAATTGATTAGCAGATGCAAAACCTCTACCTTTAGATGCTACACCTTTTAATTGATCAATATTCATCCTAACATCCTTCTTGAATCTGCATATACTTTACTGCCACTAGACTTCTGCCAATCAGCAAGAGGAAGAAACGTTGCGATCTCCCATTCAGGTGCTGGCACAATAGCAAATCTACTCTTTACATGATCAGTAAGATAATGTTTAAAGCATGGAGCAAAATATTTAGTACGAGCAGACTTCTTTAGATAGTTATAGTTAACCGCAAATCTAGTCTTCTCATCGTATGCTTTATTACTTGTATTATCTAATAGTACATCTAAGAACTTAGCTCTTAGTATTGGAGGTAAGTAATGTAAGTTCAAACCATAGAAGCCACCAGGAGCTGAATCAACAATGATAGTTAAAGGAAAAGAGTCATAATATGGAAGCTTGTCTTTTGTTTTTGGATTATAAAAGAACATCGCCATAGCACCAGGTTGAAACTTACCAACTAGCTCTATAGGTTCTTCTTTCATAATCTGATTACGATTGACACGCCTCATTGATTGTGCTTTCTTACGAAACCACTCTCTTGATTCTTGCGTACGAGGAGTTATTCCTTTTCGGAATGCCTCCATCTCTAAGTTTTGAAATAAATTACTCATACCTGTATTTATGTCTTTTTTCTAGGCTTTTTCTTACGAAAGGGCTTTAACTTTTTAAGAGGTTTTAAAGCACCTTTAGTTGATTGTTTAGGCATAATGCCCATCTCTGTTAGAGTCTTCTCTGTCCATATCTGAAACTCCCAACCTCTATCCTTTGCATACCCTTCAGCTGTCTCCCACTTATTCATATTCTTAACATAGGTCATAGCTTCGTTTATATAACGTTTAGATTTGTCTGGTCTCTTAGGAGGTCTTGTCTCTTTATCAGGCTTTACTTCTACAAGTATTGTTCTACCTGACTTATATGTTATCTTAAGGTCCATAAAGTAACGATGCATACGTTTATCCACATCCCAGAAGTATGGTATAACTACCTCTTCTGATGACCAATTACGTATATTTGGATTGTTATCACACCAAACAAAGCAATGTCTCTCCCACATTGAACGATAAGTCACCTTATCTGCATCGCCTTTGTACTTGCTTCTGTGTTTAACTAGATATTTTCCGGAATAAGCCATATAAATACTTTCATAAGATAACCCTATTTATTGGATATTTAACCATGAATGCTAGAACAGTACGAACGAGACATAGTCCTACTTATAAGTTCCCTATTAATAATCTAGAACAAAAGTATGAGGCTAAGATACATTTTACTGCTATGGAAGTAGAATCTTTTGATGTTAACTTCTTATTTGATTTCGCTCAAAACGCTGCTAAAAGAGCTGAGCTAAATGAAGCAGGAGGGTTATCTGGTCGAACAGCAATAGCTGAATTAGATCAAAATGCTGCTGAATTAGAAAGAAAATCTAGAGCTGCAGCTGCTGCTAGAAGCGCAGCTAACAATGGTGTGAGATCTAATCTACAAAAGGCTACAGGTATACAGTTTAAACCTGGTAATAAAGGTAAGGCTGTTTTATACTTACCTCAAGCAATCCAAATAACAGATAATGCGCATTATGATAATATTGACTTAGGTATAATTGGATCAAATGCTGAACGAGGATTACAAGCAGGTGATAATGTGCTGCCTTTACTTATGTCAGAACTTAAAACTGCAGGCAGTTCTATAATTGATCAGCTTACTGGTAGAGCTCCTGCTAAGTCTGATTTAGCTCGCCTAGCTGTTAATCGAGCAGCTCAGTACTTACCTAATGCTGGAGCTAGAGGAGCAGTAAGTGCAACAACTAGAGTAGCAATCAACCCTAATACAAGAGCTTTATTTAAAAGCGTACCTCTACGGGAATTCACATT